TATTCCACTTTCAACAGCAATTTTTCCAAGAGTTCCGCTAATTGCATCTAATGCTGATTTGTTATTTAACAACTGCAATGCTGTGTTTCTTTTATCATCAAGCATATTAAGCATTGATGATGCGCTACTAATTACTTTTGGTTTTGCTTCTTCTAATTTAGAAGCAAGTTCTTGTCGCTGTTGCAATGTAAGGCCAGCAGCAGATTGAACTGTTGGGTTAAATTTTGGCGCTGCGGAAGGTTCTACTGTTGGTTGTCCTGCCGGTTGTGCTGCGGGTTTTTCCCCTGTAGTAACACGCCCGCCCAATGTTAAACCTGGAATGTTTAATCCTGTTTCACGCTGGAATCGACCAAGTTGAATTAGTTGATCTGGTGTAAGTTCTTTTGTTTTGGAAAGAATATCAGATGCTTGTTGTCTGGTTAAATTTTGTATGTCATATCCTTGGGTTATTGCATATAAAGTTGCAGCCTGATCTAATTGCAATGGTTTTGGCGCAGTAATTTCAAGTTCTTTTAGTGCAAGTTGACGCTCTGAAGCCGGAAGTCTTGCATCTGCTGCCATGCGTCTCAATAATTCTGTGCTTCTTGCGCCGCCTGTAATTGGCGCATTACCTTGTTGTAGTATTTGTGCGGCTGCTGGAGTTGGACCTCCGCCAATGGCAAGAGCTTGCCCTGGCGTCATACGGCCAGAGTATTCTGCAAGAGCCCGGCGTTGATCTTGTTTTTCCTGCATTGCTTGTTTTAATTCAGCAACTTTTAACTTTTGTACGCCTTGCTCAACAGCTTGTTGTCCTGCCTGGCCGTAGGCTTGCATACCAGCAAGTCCACCTTGTCCAATAATCTGCCCAAGGCTTGTGCGGGTTTGAGAAGGGCCAGATGCGGCAAGCATAGCCAAGCCTGCGCTAAGTAGCCCTGCCTGCTGTTGTTGCTGACGAATCTTCTCGGGATCTAATCCGAGAAGGGCTGCCAATTCTGGGTCAGTTGTTCCAAGGAGTGCCATAGTTATACCTTACAGAAGTGACATACGCTCTCTACGGCGAGGTTGTGCCATAGCAAGCAGGGATTGAATAGGTTCGGTTGTGGTGACTTGTTTTGCACCACGAAAAGTAGATGGTCCGGTAGCGGATTGTTGTGGCTGCTGATTAGCCATTTGTAGACCACGCATTGCCATTTGACTTTGTTGCTGTGCAGTAAGTTGTGCAACAGGATTTGCAAGTGCAGTCATTGACGCGGCTTTGAATGAACCTGGAATAGCGGTCATTGGGGCCGATTGTGCTGTTGCAACGCCAAGTTCTGGCAAAGCAGCTTTTAACGACCCTGGAACTACGCTTGATGTTGCAGTTGCAGCTGCTGGAGCACTAGCGCCCAACAGCGATCCACCACCAAAGCCAAGCGCACCGCCCATAATTGCGCCACGGATCGGATCTCTAGGGCTTGTAACCGCGCCGACACCCGCTCCGATTACAGCTAAAGAAATTGGGTCTACGCCAGCCATGATTTATCCTAACAGTCCGAGAACCGCGCCACCAGCAGCGCCGTAAGCGGGGTTAAATCCAGCCATTTGACCTAATCCTGCGCCAGCAAGTGCCCCGCCAAGTGTTGATGCTGCCTGATTGCGGTACACCGGGGTTGTCGTTTGGGTTCCCGTTGGAGCGCCATAGGCAGCAGAGAGGAACGACTGCAGACGTGAATACGGAGCCTGTTGTGCGAAGTTATAACGGTTGACCGCATCAGCAATCGCCATCTCTTGATAGCCCTCGGCCATCTGACCCAACTGGAGCATTTTGTTGATGTCGCTGTAATCTGCGGCGGCCATCTCGGGGGCGGCGGCAAGAGCGGCTTGTTGCCTTTGGCGCTCGTCTGCGTAGTTTGCGTAGGCCAGTTGCCCTGCGGTATTGGTAAGCGCACGAGCAAATTCACCGCCAGCGGTATTTAACGCGCCTGTCATGGCTCCAGAACCGTAACGGCCAGCACGCGAGAAGTTGGACAGGGCTTGATTGACCGATCCTTGATATTGACGCTCTGCGGCTTGTGCGGCAGGTGCAAATGCACCTTGAAAGAATGGGTTGCCACCAAGATACTCTCCTTGGATCGTGCGCTGAAGTTGCTGTTGCGCGGCAGGAACCAACGGGCTTCCTGTAGCGGCACGTGTCTGCGCGGCAGTTAAAGCTGCCTGTGTCTGAGCAGACGGGCTGACATAGGTTTTCCCAGGGTAATACTCCATAAACCCTGGAGCTTGATACAGTCGTTGCGCCTCACTTAAACCATAGGCAACATAAGGTTGCATCGTTGGGTCAAGTTCGACCCGCGTTGTGCTTGAACCGCTACTACCGCCGCCACCAGCCATTTATATCTCCTTAACCCAACTACGGGGTTGAAATCCATGTTTGCGAGCCACTTTGTCCCACCCCTTACGGTAGGACTCAAACGTAACTTTTGTCATGTTTGCTGACTTCGCTGTTTCACAAAATAACTTCATACCGATGTCAAGTGTTCCCGCATACGGTGTGTAAGCGCACCAGACATGGATGGTTTGTCCTCGCGGAATCACCACCCAAAACCCCATTGGTTTGGAGTTGTCAATCAGCACCCACAACAACGAGTTTCCGCAGAAACAGTTGGCATAAATATCCTCGGGTATCCATTCTTCCGATGATTTGGCAAGAATTTTTTCTAAGCCCGTTTTAACAAACGGCCACCATGAACGTATATCCGTGTTTGAAATGGCGCGTATTTCCATCAACCTACAATAACGTAATTAAATGTGCTTCCAGAATTAGTGTTTGGCGCATGAGAAATAGTTGCGCTGCCGTTTGCGGTTGCCGATACAAACGGGTCAAAGTAGATGTTGCTGGTATACCCGTTGGTAGACAGGTAGTGCATTGTTGCAATCACCGACGGTGTGGCTGGCCGGGTTGGGCTAGTCTGCGCCGGGATAGCTTGTATGGAGACATCTGTGCTTGTGGTTGACCACATAATTTCTACATAGTCGTCTTTTGCCAAATCCACATATAGGTTTAACGCGGCAATCAAGGCTCCATCTACGCCACCATGTCGATTTGGAATTGAAAACTGACTGTTAGAGTTAGCAATGTTGGTCCCATTTTTGCGAAACCAAACACTTATATCGTGAATTTGTGAGTCTGTATTTATAAATTGACTGCTAAATTGAAGATTATAAATTCCCGAGTACCCAGCAACCAACCTTGAGTTGTTGGATAAAGTTACACCATCGGAAAAGTCCGTGGTGTTGTACGTCATCGCATACGCCTCCGTCGTGCTGGCAGCGGTTTGGTCTGCGGTGCTACTAAACGACCCGTAGGGAAACTCTTGGCTTGAGGCAGTCTGTGACGTTGGAATCAGGATGATCTTGCTGTCACCACCAATCCTGGCATCGGTAATTGTTGTGGTGGTTGCGCTACCTGTGGCAAGCGTAACCGTACCTGTATTGTTGGTCTTGCCGTTCATAATGTTGTTGACCACCTCGGAAATCTCACGAGGCGATCCACCCTGATACGGTAAAACCCTAAAATTCATCTTACACCTGCTGGCACGATGTCGTAATCAATGCCAATTGCCGTTGTCCACGACCCAGACGGCTGAACTGAGAGGCGGTGGTAGCGGCCAGTCGTCCTAAACGCGGCTCTGCCCTCGCTATCGGCGGCGCTATAAGCGCTAAATGTCACGGCGTCTGCAAGGCGATTGCGGCTTGCGTAGGCTACAGATGCCCCGCCATTGTCAACAAGCGGGCGGCTCATGTTCAGCATACTGTAGGAGCCGGGGATCTCAATATCGCCGGTGTTGATGGTTCCGGTCAGATTTGTGCCAGAAAATGTGACAATTTTTGCCCCATTTCCACCCACAAACTGCGACTTACCACCCGTCCAGATACGCGAATCAAGGCTAGAAGTCAGCGTGTCAAGCGTTCCAAAGACGTCCAATGCCTCTAATGTGTAGGCCGGAGTAGCAGACTGGGATACAAAATCAGCCGTTGTTTCAGCGTGAGACCACCGCTGGATCTCAAAGTTGTAAATCATCAGGCTGTCTACGTTTCCGTTGCTACCAGATGACGGATAAGCCCAAATAATCAGATTTTTGATCGGATCGACCGTAGCCGACATTTTATACGAGTAAGCCTCGTCGAGATCGCCGAAGAAATATCGGTCAACTTTCTCTGTACCGATTCCCACCACTTGAGTACCGTTGCACGCATAGAAGCCATCGTCCCCTAAAAAGTAGGTCACGCCTTGATACTGAACAACGGAGTTCGGCTCAAAGCATCCCAGGTTACGCGAAATGTTGTCAAACTGGAAAATTGCTGGAGTTCCAACGTAAGACATCCGGAAGATGGATTTTTCCATCAACACAAGGCCAAACTCACCGCCTGTAATTGCTTGCACAGCACCGCCGTCCGGAACCACCTGAAAGTCAGCTTGGTTAGTGGCGGTTGTGGTCCATTGTGTTTCATCGTTAATGGCTGACCATTGGACCTTTTGCGAATCTGTGGAACTCGTATATCCAGTAACCACAAAATCTCGAACCACGGTGACGTATCGTGCGGTCGGAGCGGCAGCATCTAAATCTGCCCAAGCAGTAGATGTACCCAATGTCCAGTATTGCAAAATCTCATCACCATTGGCGGCAATCAATACATCACCAAATTGTGTAAAGCGCCACTTTTGTTCCGCTAGGGTTGTGTACCCGCCAGCTTTAGAAACATTGTCTAAAGACAGATCACTAGAATCGAGCTTAAATAACTTTGTTGCGCCACCGGCAAAAACTTCTGTTGCGCCGGTAGACGGGTTTCTGCCAGCCACCACGTTGTTGATGTTCTCCGATGCGGCCTGCGAGTAATCAACAGGCGAGCGCATAGGCCCATATCCGACAGCCTGCGGCGACACATTTAGGGCTTCCTTGACCGTTCCCGTCAGTCCGGGCTGGTCTGGTAGCCATTCTCCGA